AGAATGAACATCGGTGTCCCTTCCTCCTTTACGCCAGCGCGGCAACACGCCGACGTATACATCATTTCCTTCGTCGCTCCATTGAACGCATGCTTCGCCGATGCCGGTCCAGTCTTCGACCGTTCGCGGAAGCTCGTAGAAGCGCATCTGATTTCGTCCTTGATTCAGACATCGAATCTCGACGAAGCCGTCAGAGTACGGCCCAAATAGCCATGACAAAAATGTCACAGCCTGTGAAACTCTATTCATTTCTACCCCTTATAATCCCTGCATGTCCAAGCAGGTCCCAACACATTACCGCACTCGCAACGTTCAGCCGATTGAGATCATCGAGATGTATGGTCTCGACTTCAAGCGTGGCAATGCTCTCAAATACCTTTTACGAGCAGGTTCTAAACCTGGCGAAGATAAGACCGACGATCTGCTCAAAGCGGTCTGGTACCTCATCTGTGAGATGCACAGCATCGAGCTCGCCGACGAAGTCAACGAACAGCTGTTAATTGATGCCGCTCGCGATGCCTAAGTACTTGCATGTCGCTTCGACTGCTTCGTCCCAGGAATAGGCAACAAACCAAAGGTAAGCATCGCCAACAGACTCACGAAACGAGATCTGTCCTGGCGTTAGTTTGTTCTTGCCTGACTTCATTTCGATCCACATCCCACAGTGCTGTCCCATCTGCACAGGAATGAAGATGTCCCAGACGCCGGCCTTGAGTCCTTCGGACTTCATGCGGCCACCTGTGGCCTTGCTTCGATAGCCGCCATTCGGCACAGCGAAGATTGTGCCGAGGCGCGCATCGCTGCCACTCATCACCCTACACCAGTTGAAAAACGCGATCTGCTGTTCTGATTCGTTCAAAGTTCCATCCTCTCAAATATCTCCGCCAGGACATCAGCCCCAGCGGCCACACGAAGTTTGTCAATGGCGCGCACCTGGATCTGCCTGATGCGCTCGCGACTGTAGCCGATCAGGATTCCAACATCCTCGAGTGAGCGCCCGTCAGAGAGACCATCGAACCCATAGCGAAGACGAAGACATGCAATCTCGCGGTCCGTCAGGACTTCCATGACAGTTCGCAGCTGCGCGTAAAGAATCTCTCTGTCTAGACGGTCACCGACAGGAGGTTCACCTGATGGCATGAAGTCGTATCGACTTTGGCCGTAGGCATTAGGCTCATCGATGCTTGAGACTAGCTTCACATCGTGCTGGAGGATCTCTGTCAGCGACTTGACGTCGAGTGATTCAATCTGCTTGTGAAGATATCGCGGGTAAGTGTGCACGACTTCACGGACGTACGCAAGCAGTTCCGCTGGCGTTGGAGTCTCACCGTGTTTGACGATGTACTCTTGGCGCGACACTCTGATGTGAGACAGCTTCGCGATCGCGTGTGACGGTAGACGGATGTCACGACCACGACTCTCGACACCGCGTCCGATTGCCTGTCTGACCCAGTTGGTCGCGTAGGTGCTGAAGCGGTGACCGAGTGACGGGTCATAGCGCTGGACCGCGTGGTGTAGTCCGAGCATGCCATCGGTGATCATGTCTTCGTGCTCGCATCCACGACCACGAAACTTTTTGGCGATCGCGCTGACCATGCGGACGTTGTGATCGATAAACTCAGCGGTCGCTTTGTCTTTATCTTTGTCAGTGCCAGCCTGGACCATTCGACCCAGGAAGAACTCCTCCTGTGGCGTCAGGAGTCCAGTGGTGCTGGTGCGTCTACTGCCCCGGTATTGTGACCATGTCTTGATGGCGTCAGTCACGAGACTGCATCGCCTGGTGTGCACGGTGATCTGGTGAGTTTGGTGTGTTCCAGTCGGACGCCATGGCGCATGCTGTCCACACAGCCAGGACAACCACGACGAAGCTGCCGACCATCTGGATGCGGCGCTGTGTCCGAAGGCGGCGCTCGCGCTTGAGCTCACGCTGTGAACATATGTCACAGATGCGATGTCCACGACCATAAGGCACCGCGTTCGTGCGATGGCATTCGATGCATGTAAGTTTGATGTTTCTTGTGTCCATTGTCCTAGTCCTGTTCTGTCTATTGCGGGAGAGTCTGTCCTGTACGCTTGCACAGGATCCACAGCTGCACTTCGTATTCACTGCGACCGATTGCATCAGCGATGCGCTTGACGGTCGACTGTCTTACAGCATGAGCGCCGGATAGCATCCGACACACTGCCGATTTGTGGATGCCGAGTTTCTCAGCGATATCCACCTGTGTATGTCCGTAAATCATGTCATCGTTATACACACAGTTGACACAGTATGTCAACCCGTGCTAGGATGTCGATGTGATTGGACATCACGACGAAGGATTAGGAAAATGAAAAGTTCAGCTATCGCGACGGTCAAGTGGTTCATCGAGCAGGGTTTGACGATTCAACTTAGCAGCCCTTCCGGACTGCATGACATCGATCTCGATGAGGCCATTGATGCCATTGAAGAGTGCGAAGAGGATGACATTCGTGTCGAGAGTGACGTGGTCATCTTTGGCATGGGTGACGTTTGCATCAAAGCGAAAAACTAAGGGGGACAGGATGACACAGGAACGGGTTGATTTGAAATGGAAGTGCGGCCATACCGCACACATCACGGTTGGCTATACGCAGGGGGACCTGAAGTACAAAATGGCCATGATGGCGTCGACGCTTGAGATTTGCGCCGCGTGTGAGTCGAAGCGTTCAATCGAACGCGCATGGTCATTGACACAGCGACTCCTCGAGCCGAATCCGATTGTGATGAGCGGGTCCGAGAAACAGATCGAGTGGGCACGTTCTATTCGCACCACGAAGTACGAAGCACTCGCACATGTGCTCAACTGTCTCCGCGAGGCGTACGAGACACGCCAGGACGAATGGCCAGCCATCGCACGGGCAATCAGCCCAGTGGTGAATGATGTCAGCATCTGGCGGTCCTACAGCCAGTCAGGCGCCATCATTGATAGACGCAACATCAACTGGACGACAGCGTTTCGAAATGCGTTGAGTAGGGCAGGATTACACATAGGGGGTTTGAAATGACAATGTCGGAAACAATAGGCGCCATCGCGCCAGCGCTGGTCAAGGCCCAGGCTGAGATCAAGCCAATAACGAAGGATTCCACGAATCCAGCGTTTCGCTCAAAGTACACATCGCTCGATGCCATCATGGAGGTCGTTCGACCAGTGATGGCGAAACATGGTCTGTTCGTTGTGCAGTCGGTGCTGGACACCATCGACGGTGAGCATTCGACCAGCATCATGGTGGAGAGCCGTGTGATACATGCCAGCGGTGAGTGGATCGCTGGCGTCGTGCAGGTCCCTGTGATGCAACAGACCAGCCATGGATTCGGCTCAGCTCTCTCGTATGGTCGACGCTACAGCCTGAGCGCGCTCCTATCGCTAGCATCCGATGAGGATGACGATGGCAATGGAGCGATCCAAGCTCAACAGGCACGTCCACAGATCAAGCCAGGACCGCCACAGCAGACGACGTTGAAGAAGCTCGCACCAACACCGAAGCCGATACCTGGTTATCACAACGGGTCACATTTCGTTATCGGTGAAGAGGATCCGAACGCATGACATCAGAGTGTTATTACTGCGGAGTGATGTACTGTCACTCCGCAAAGAAAACAGGCGATCACATGCCAATACCTGAACGAAACGGTGGCACGGACATTGTTCCGTGCTGTGCCGGTTGTCATGACATGAAGGACAGGATTCCACTACACGACTGGCATTCTGTCGCATGGAAAGAAATCAATGCTTCGTGGCCCTTGTACGGACGTTATACGAGATTATTCCTAGCGAAGGCATTGTCATTGATGACTGACTTTAATGCAAGAGCTCGAGATCAAGAGGAGGTAAACGATGACATTTGATAGAGCAGTAAGGGCTTTATTGAATGGTAAAGCCATACGACGAAAAGGCAAGAAATATATCCGCATAGGACAAACTGAGACAGAGCATTGGTTGGAGGGACCGAGTGGTTTTTGCATAGCCAGTTTGAGCGTGGATATTGATTGGATCACAGCAGATGATTGGGAATGCGGAACATACAATCAGAAAACGCATACTGTTGATTGGGACAATGTTGTTTATGATGGACACGAACGACCAATAGATAGGCTCCCAGACACAAACGTACGCAGGATGACCGGATGAAAGCAGGTATCAGATGACGAAACTTGTATGGATAACGCCCGATGCAGAAAAGGTTATCGGGTATTGCGCCAGGGTCTCGAACCCAGCGAACCAGGACAATCCTGACGTCACTCGACTGCTTCGGTATTGCGTTGGTCACGGACACTGGTCAATCTTCGAGATGGCGTCGATGTGCATCGAGGTCAAGACCACGAGAGCGATCGCCGCGCAGCTGCTCCGACATCGGTCTTTTAGTTTTCAGGAGTTTTCCCAACGATACGCCACCGTGGTCGAGGACATCGAGGTCCCAGAGATGCGCCTCGCTGGCGCTCACAATCGCCAATCCAGCCTCCCACTACCGAAGATAGAAGAACTGACCAAGGAGCAGCAGGACGCGCTGTATTTGGTCGGGTCATCAATCGAGTTTGCGACCGACGTCTACCGCGATCTCATCGCGCATGGCATGGCTGCGGAGACTGCTCGCATGGTCCTGCCGCTGTGCACTCCGACCACGATGTACATGAGCGGAAGCATCCGCTCGTGGATCCATTATGTGCAGCTGCGAACACGCCAGGACACGCAGCTCGAGCATCGCGACATCGCCCAGGGAGTGCAGAACATAATGCTCGAACACTTGCCGATAACGATGGAAGCACTCGCTTAAGACCATACTGGTGTGGAGGTTTTTATATGGCACGTAAACAAACAGCAGACAAAGAAATCACACGCGTAGAAGAAAAACCAGAAGGTCTTCTATGGCTCCTCAAAGCGAGCGAACATGAGATCCTGGAGCGATTGAACGCTGAGGATGCAATCATCTTTGTACATCCTGCGCTCGATGGCGTTGTGTGTTTCCGCATCGAAGAGAATCCAGCACATGATCAAAAAGTGGTGCATGTCTGGCGGTAAATGTATAGTCGTTATGCCGGTGCTCCCACATCGGTGAACGAACAACTAACCAAACAGAAACCATCTGTCGCATGGCCCCGGTTTACCGGACGAAGCCCATGTATACAGATGGTTTTTGGTTTTAGAAGTTTACGAAGCCGAAGCCGCCGAACTTGCCGAGCTCGTGCCAGTTTCGCTTTTTCGCATACAGGCCATCACCATCACGCTCGACGCTGAGTTCGTCGCTTGGCTCCGGTGAGGTGTTTCCCTCGACCGTGTATACACCCCACTCCTCGACCTTAGTCACGATGCCGATGTGAGCGATGCGGGAGAGAGCACTGAAGTAGAACAGCGCCAGATCACCGCGTCGTGGCCGCTTCGTGGTCGTGCCATCGCGAATGTGCTGGACAGGCAACCATAGACTGTTTGCTTTGAACCATCTCGACCAGTCTGGACAATATGCCGAGCGAGGAAAAGTCTCATCGTACGTGATTCCGAGCTGCGTAGCTGCTTGCTTATGCCTGAAGCGCACATGTGCCGCGCACCAGGGGGAACCAGCAGGGACCGGAGGTTTACATGATGCTTGATACGCTTCGACTGCTTTGCCTCTGTTCTCGCCGACTTCTTGGACGCCAACATTCGCGATGGCCAGATCTGTGCTCAGTAGTGCGATTCGTCGTTCATCCATGTTGTATACTCCTATTGTCCAACCGGTTTCTTAGTTCCTAGTCCTGACGCCTCCAGCACCCCTCTGGAGGCGTTTCCTTTTTAACTGAAGGTCTCCCCATCATCCGCAGATGAGACGATCGTGATGCCTGTCGAGGTGTGACTGTAGATGAGATAGATGACTCCGAGGCGCCAGTAACACGCGAGCTCGTCGCTCTGCACATTGCCCGTCACGACGTTTGACGCAGCTGTGATGATATTCCCCATCGGGTCACGCTTGACGCGCTGGATGTTAGCACCACTGGTGCGAAAGAAGATGTACTCCATGCCGTTTGGAGACACGCAGACCGTGCCATGTGATCCGGATCCGATTGTAGTTGCCACGCTGACTGTGTTCCCTTCGTCGTCGGTCTGATAGCGCACGACATTGTTACCTGTCTTTGTATCGACGATGATAATCAAATACATCGAGCCGCTTGATTTTGAATACGCCAGGCTAAGACACTGCGCGTTCGTGATCGGCGTTGTGACCTCATCCCAGTTGGTCCCGTTGTGCGCCCTGGCGTGATACAGCTTGATACCGCCACCAGCTGTCACGACACCATAAGTTGCCTGTTGTGCCGGGCTGACGTCCGCAGCCGTGCAGTTTCCTGACAGCACCTCTGTGCGAAACACTGCGCGCTGTCGCTTCGCCGAATACATCGGATTCACACCGACCGAATTTAGACTCTCGACGATGCTGTGATTCGCTTTGCCGAGTCCGAATGGAGTGCCGGTCTGATAGTTGCCAAGTGCATCGAAGGTCGAGTCAGTGCCACGAGAAGAACTGTCACTCGAGAGCTGAAGTGTCACTGTCCCAGATGTCGCCGGGTCTCCAGATGTGTCGAGGACAATGCCGTGTGCTGGCCCTCGAAGGATGGCGCCAAATGGCAGATACAGTGCCGAGTCAGTGCCACCATTGACATCGAACGGGTCATACAGATCTGGAA